GTAATGAGGTTCAGTACTCCGTGACTGGTGGTGGCACGTACTCCCATCCTGTTTGGAATTGGCAGCAGGACACAATTAGTGTCTCCGGCATCAACTCCCGATGGGTGCCCACGTACACCACATGGTTGGTCCAGCGCATCGAGATCGACAAACATCACGACGTTGTCGCTCTGTTTCCGATTAAACGCTGGCGCTGGGCGGCGATCATCACTCCGTGGCTCATGCTGACGACTTCTAAGTTGTCACGCTTGAACGTCAAGCACGGAGAGTTTAGCCGTCTGCAAGTCCGCCGACTCGGTTCTCATGTTGTCTCCACCGGACGCCAAGGCTCGTTCCTTTGTGCTGTCGTCCAGGTCGATCGAGACGACGTGTTGCGATCCCAGGCTTCCCGCACTAAGACTTTCGTGCGTTACTCTGTCAAAGCAATGTTGGCCCTTGACCCCGACATCGACAAAGCAACCCTCGAGATGTCTTCTGAAGTCTTGTTCGCGTACCACTCCCAGGCCCAAGACCATGCATCTGATTGCATCTTCCCCAACGCACCCGGCACGTTTCACGTGATCCAGAACGGTGTGTTTCAGGAAGACGCTAAGCCTCGCATGCAGGCCTTCATGGAACCCATTGTCTCCCCAGCGTCAACATTCGCTGATACGTTAGGCAATGACACCCATGGTACTATGCACCGTGTCATTCTTCCGCAGCGAAACGTCCAACGTTTCCAGATGAGACCAAACACGCTAGCCTGGGCCCATCGGTTCCTCCAAGTGCTTTTCCCGCGCCTGGAGCACACCGTGGTCCCTGTTGATTTTGAAGAAGTCTCCGCCAATCAGAGCAGTGCCACCCAGCAGCACATCTTGAGCCAAGCCTCGGATACTGCTGAGCTGCCTGATCGACGACTCCAGACGTTCGGCAAAGTCGAAACCGGCTCGAAAGCCCAGCGTATCATCACCCCCTTCGGCCCCCATGACAAACTTGAATGGTCCAAGGTTATGTATGCCCTCGCAGATACCCTCAAGGAACACTGCAAGTGGTATGCATTCGGCTTGACACCTCTCGAGATCGCTAGACGCGTCGTCGAGATCTGCCGAAACGGACGAGTCACGGAAGGCGATGCTGAGTACTGGGACGGACACATTTCATTGCTGTTTAGACAGTTTGAAGCTGAATGTCTCACGTACTTTCTCGACCCCCGTTATCTCTCGGCCGCCCTTGAACGCCACAAGAATTTCTCAG